TGGGGCAGGCGAAAACTCAGATCGAAGTATAAGAAAGGATGCGCGATGGTCAAAAAGAAGACCAAAACTCCTCGAACTCCCGAGGAAGCTGAGCGATTAGCTATCAGTGCTGCCATGGAACTTGCTACTCAGCGGATTCTTGATGGTACTGCTAGCAATTCGACGATCATTCATTTCCTCAAGCTTGGATCCAGTCGCGAAAGACTTGAACAGGCTCGACTTGAGGCCGATACGACCCTCGCTCGGGCTAAGGTTTCAGCTCTTGAGTCTGCTGCTCGTACCGAGGAACTGGTTCAGGAAGCACTGGCGGCTTTTAAGGTATATTCTGGAGATTCAGATGCGGAGCTATGACGAACTCAGCCACCTACGCACATTCGAAGAACGTCTCGAGTACCTCTCACTCAATGGAGCATTTTTCGGCGAGACCTTCGGCGGATCCAGGTGGTTGAATCAGAGTTTCTACCAAAGCGATATTTGGAGAGAGGCTCGCACCCAAGTTATTGCAAGAGATCTTGGATGCGATCTCGGCCTTGAGGGTTACGAGATTCACGACGGCATTGTTGTGCATCACATCAATCCTCTAACGCCTCGTCAGTGTGAGAATTTCGACCCATGCATGTGGGACGCCAATAACCTCATATGCGTGAGTCGCGATACTCATAATGCAATCCACTATGGAACCAAGGCGCTGGCTCTCGACGACTTCGATCCAAGATCACCCGGCGATACAAAACTATGGTAGGAGGCTAAATGTCGATTCTACATGACACAAAGACCTACCTCGCGTTGATGGAGGATGACACTTCATTTGACAGCGAAGTCAAGGATGCTATTGACAATGCTTTAGCAACTGCGACTCAGCTAAACCGCGAAGTGGGCGCCCTATCGTCCGAGGCAGATTACCCCACTACGACTCTTGGTCGGATCCTACGTCAGTATGTGAACTTCTCAGTTCGCCTGATGTTCGATCCGCCGCAGACCTCATTCGCCATCAAGGCAGTTGAGGCTTTGCAGAAAGAGATGGAGTGGCGACTGACCATTCAATGATGGGAGAAAACCATGAGCGAAGAAACTCTGTCTCATTACGGCGTCCTCGGCATGAAGTGGGGCGTCCGTAAGAAGACTGAAAGCTCCGGCGGAGTCGGACTTCGGTCCGTCGAAGAGAAGAAGAAGATCGGCGAAGCCGTCAATGCCGAGGCATTCCGAAAGGAACGCGCCAAGGCTGAGAAGGCTGCCGAGAAGGAACGCAAGAAGCATGAGTCTGAACTCAAGAAGGCCGCTAAGGCTGCAGCTGCTGCGGCCAAGAAGGCTGCTTCCGCGGCTAAGAAGGGTGTGAAGGCTGCTTCGCAGAAGCACGCTGCCAACAAGGCTGCTCGTGCGGAGAAGGCCGCCGAACGAGCCCGTAAGAAGCTCGAGAATCAGAAGCTGAAAGAAGCACGCAAGGCTGAAGCTGATCGCAAGAAGAAGCAGAAGGAAGCCGAGCGCGCCGAGAAGAAGCGAATTGCTGACGAAAAGAAGGCTGCTAAGGAAGCTGAGAAGAAGCAGAAGGAACTCGAGAAGCAGAAGGTTCCTAAGGGAGGCATCCCCGCCGACCTGCGGAAAGAAGCTCCGCGCCGTCTCTCGTCCACAGATCTGATCGAGCAAAACAAGCGACTCAATCTTGAGAAGCAGAACTACGAACTCAAGGAGAAGCTCAAGGAGTACGAGAGTCAAAATAGGAGCGCTCTTGCCAAGACGGCTGATCTCTTCGTCGACGAGGCTCGCAAGAACCTTACAAAGTACGCGGCTAGGACAGCAACGGACATGCTCACGGCAGCTCTTGACTCCAAGCTTAAGGGTACTGAGTATGAAGGCATCGCGAAGATGGCCAGTAACTCTTTCAACCTCGACGCGATCCTGAAGAATGCGACAGGCAAGAAGTAGGCATGGCGCTATCCAATACCGCTACACCTAAGTACTATGCCCAGTTTCGAGAAAAAGTCCTTGCCGGCGAGATTCCGGTCTCTCATACCATCGAGATGGAGATGAATCGGATTGACGACTTGATCGCCAACCCGAGATACTTCTATGACGATGGTGCTATCGATGGTTTCATCGCTTTCTGCGAGAATGAGATGACACTTGTCGATGGTAGCGATCTAACCCTTCTCGATTCATTTAAGCTCTGGGCCGAATCACTCCTTTCGTGGTTCTACTTCGAAAAAGTGACGAAATTCGTCCCCGACGAAACTGGCCACAACGGTCGATACGTCCAGGTCGACGTTAAGCGACGCTTGGTTAACAAGCAATACCTTATCGTCGCGCGAGGTGCTGCAAAGTCCATGTACATGGCCTTTATCCACGCCTACTTCCTGACTATTGACCCCACCACAACTCACCAAATTGCTACGGCACCTACCATGCCCCAGGCTGAAGAAACTTTGTCCCCGTTTAAGACTGCTATCACGCGCAGTCGGGGACCTCTGTTCAAGTTCCTGTCGGCGGGGACCGTTCACGCAACAGTCGGTGCTAAAGCTAATCGATCTCTACTCTGTCCGACCAAGAAGGGGATCGAGAACTTCTCAACGAACTCCCTCCTTGAGGTTCGCCCCATGAACGTCGACAAACTTCAGGGCTTGAGATCTAAGGTGAACACGATCGACGAATGGCTATCTGGCGATGTTCGTCAGAACGTCATCTCTGCTCTTGAGCAGGGCGCGTCGAAACTCAACAATTGGGTCATCGTTGCCGTCTCGTCTGAGGGTACCGTCCGAAACGGCGTCGGAGATTCCATCAAAATGGAATTACTTTCGATCCTTAAGGGCGAGTACTACGACCCACACTCGTCGATCTGGTATTACCGACTGGACGACGTGTCTGAGGTTGGGGATCCAAATATGTGGGTTAAGGCCCAACCCAACCTTGGTAAGACTGTATCTTACGATACATACCAACGAGATGTTGCAAGAGCCGAGAATGTCCCATCTGCAAGAAACGATATTCTGGCAAAACGATTCGGCATCCCATGCGAGGGATACACATACTTCTTCAAGTACGAAGAAACCATCCCCCACAATCCACGAGAGTTCTGGCAAATGCCGTGCGCCATGGGTGCAGACCTTTCTCAGGGTGATGACTTCTGTGCGTTTACGTTCTTGTTCCCGTTGTCCACTGGCGACTTCGGGGTTAAGACGCGAGCGTATATTACTACACGTACGTTCGACAAGCTTCCGGCTGCTGGACGCGCGAAGTACGAGTCATTCATTCGAGAAGGTTCGCTCCAGGTCATGGATGGGACAATTCTGGATATGATCGAAGTCTACAACGATCTCGACGAATACATCTTGAGATCTGAGTATGATGTTCGAGCGTTCGGATACGATCCATACAATGCCAGAGAGTTCGTCGAAAGATGGACAACTGACAATGGACCGTATGGGATCCACAAAGTCATTCAGGGCGCGCGAACTGAGTCAGTTCCATTAGGTGAGCTCAAGAGTTTGGCTGAGGATCGAAGGCTCATCTTCGATCAAGAGCTATTCTCATGGGCAATGGGTAATACCATCACCCTTGAGGACACTAACGGCAACCGGAAGATCTTGAAGAAACGAATGGATCTAAAGATCGACTCAGTCGCGGCTCTGATGGATGCGTGGGTCGCATACAAACAGCAACTCGATGATTTCAACTAACGAGAGGAGGTAATATGGGTATTATGTCACGGTTGGCTCGGGCTTGGAATGTGTTTGCGCACGATCGACCCGATCGTTACAAGAATAGTAACTACAGCGAATACCGCCCAAGCTACCGTTCTATCGGATCTACAAACCTGGTCCAAACTCTATACAACAAGATTGCGTTGGACGTTGCGAACACTCCGATTCGCCATGTGAAGGTAGATCAAAATGGTAGGTATGACAGTGAGAAGGATTCTTCACTGAACGAATGCTTGTCTCTTATGGCAAACATCGATCAGACCTCAAATGCTCTAATCTACGAGCTTGTCTATACGATGCTCGAAACCGGTAGCGCAGCTCTGGTTCCGGTCGATACCGACACCGCTCTGAACGAGGAAGGGTCATTCGATGTCCTTTCTCTCCGCGTTGGACGAATCGAGAGCTGGTACACCGACTCAGTCGATGTGAATCTGTATAACGATCGTAGTGGTAATCGAGAAACTATTCGTATCTCGAAGAATTCCGCAGCAATTGTATACAGTCCGCTCTATGATGTTACAGCTAGTAACAGCTCTTTGGCCAACCGACTTGCTCGAAAGCTCGATGCACTCGACGCTATCGACAATTCAGCCCTCGGTAAGAAGTTGGATCTGATTATTCAGCTTCCATACTCTGTCCGAGGCGAATTGCGACAGCAGCAAGCTGAGACTCGACGAGAAGCTATTGAACAGCAGCTCCGAAATTCGGAGATCGGTGTGGCATACGTCGATGGAGCTGAGAAGATCACACAGCTCAATCGCCCAGTTGAGAACAATCTGCTCGATCAGGTCAAGTACCTTTCCGAACAGCTTTACAACGCTCTCGGCTTCACTGAGAGTGTGTTCAATGGCACGGCTGATGCTGAGACTAACCTGTCCTACTACAACCGGACCGTCAAGCCGATTCTCGATACGATAACTAAGTCGGCAACTATGGTCTTCTTGACCAAGACCGCTCGGTCTCAGGGTCAGAGGATCATCTATGTAAGGGACCCGTTCGCGGCGACATCGCTTGATAGTATCGCATCGATGGCTCAGACGTTCATCACCAACCAGGTCATGACGCCGAATGAGATCCGGTCGATCATCGGTTTGCCGCAGTCCACCGATCCTAAGGCTGATCAGTTGGCCAATCCGTATACGTCATCCGCAAACGCGGATCAACGGTCAAACAACGACCAGGAGGTTCAAAATGGCAGCGCCTAATGACGTCGCCGACTTCGACGGGTGGGCAACCGTCGCAGGCATCAAGTGTTCCGATGGGCGAGTTATCTCTCATCACGCATTTGAACAGAACGATGGGGCTGTCGTCCCTCTCGTCTGGCAGCATGGTCACGACAACGTGACTAATGTTCTCGGGCACGCCCAGCTCGAGAAGAAGGCTGAGGGTGTTTACGCCTATGGATTCTTCAATGGATCTCAGCAGGCTGAGCACGCTCGCGAACTGATTGAGCATGGCGACGTTACTGCTATGTCGATCTTCGCGAACAACCTGAAGCAGGATGGCAATGTTGTCAAGCACGGCAACATCGTCGAGGTGTCGCTCGTCCTTAAGGGTGCCAATCCTAAGGCGACGATCGAGAACGTCACCATGGCCCACTCCGATGGCGAGGGCTACTCCGCGATCATCAAAATGGGTGATGGCGACGTATCTCACGAAGACTTCGAGGGCTCCGAGGAATCGGACTCCGAAGATGAGTCCTCTGACGAGGACAAGACCATCGGTGAGATCCTTTCCACACTCACCGAAGAGCAGCTTGAGGCCGTCAATTACCTCATTGCTGCAGCCATCGATGGGGAGTCTGAAGACTCCGAAGAGACCAACGAAGAAACTGAGGAAGTTATGAAGCACAATGTCTTTGAGGGCGACAAGACCCCCGAGAACACGCTGTCCCACGCAGCTTTCGCTGAGCTGGTTGAGACGGCCAAGCGAAACAACACCACTCTGCTCGACGAACTGAAGCACGCCGATTACGGAATCGAGAACATCGGTTACCTCTTCCCGGATGCTAAGAGCATCACGGATGAGCCCATTACTCTCGACCGCGATCAGTCTTGGGTCTCCGTCGTCATGAACGGAACCAAGCACTCCCCCTTCGCTCGAATCAAGTCGGTCCTTGCTGACATTCGCGACGACAAGGCCCGAGCCAAGGGTTACGCCAAGAAGGCTCAGAAGAAGACCGAAGAGGTCATCAAGCTTCTGACCCGTACGACATCCCCGACGACCATCTACAAGAAGCAGAAGCTCGATCGCGACGACATCGTCGACATCACCGACTACAACGTTGTCTCGTGGCTCAAGAACGAGATGAAGGGTAAGCTCAACGAGGAAATCGCTCGAGCCGTCCTCGTCGGTGATGGTCGCCAGATCACCGATCCCGACCGTGTCGACGACGAGGCTATTCGTCCGATCCTCAAGGAGAACGACATTTACGCGATTCACAAGTCGCTCGAATCGAACACCACCGATGAGACTCTTGTGGATGACATCGTCCTGGCATCGGCCGAGCTTGAGGGCTCCGGCGCTCCGACGCTCTTCATTGCGAAGAAGCGCCTGGTCAAGATGCTTCTTCTGAAGGACAAGAACGGTCGCCGTCTGTACGAGACCGAGGCGTCCCTTGCGGGTGCTCTCGGCGTCTCTAAGATCGTCACCGTTCCTCAGTTCGAGGGCCTGGAGCACGATATCAAGGGTGTCAACCACGAGCTTCTGGCTATCGTGGTCGACCTGCGCGACTACACCATTGGTTCGAACGCCGGTGCGGAGCTCGGTATGGCCGAGACCTTCGACATCGACTTCAACCAGTACAAGTACCTGATGGAGACCCGTCTTTCGGGCTCTCTGACGGCACCGTACTCGGCCCTGACGATCTCGCGTAAGAAGGCGTGACCCCATGTCGAGGTTTAGCGGCAAGCTAGGCTTCGTGATGACGCGTGAGACGGAGGAAGGTGTTTGGCTTGAGGACTTTGTTGAAATCCCGGTTAAAGGGACTATTCGTAATCTCTATGTTAGGAACGATAACTCGTCTTCGGCCAACACCAACCTCCGGCTTACCAACGAGATCAGCATTTTGATGGACACAAAGATCAAGAGCTACCTCGAGACTCTGAAATATGTAGTATGGAAGGGTTCAAAATGGGAG